TCATAATTTAAATTTGGTGTATTCGGTAATTTGCTTAATGTAAAAAGTTTTATTTTTCCGTCTTGTTTTAATTGTTTTGCGTAATCTATGTATGCTTTTAACAATCTATATCCAGTTATACCGTTTCTATATTCAGGTTTTACCCACCAAGCTAATTCATACAATCCATGCATTTTGTTGCACCAAACTGTAGGGCTAATTAAACCAATAATCATTCCTATATTTGGTTTTATAAAAATTACTCCACGGCCTGCAATGATTGTGTCTAGTAATTCATTTATGTATTCAACATTATCTAAGTGTTGATATTGTTGTATCTGACTTTCTTTTTTAAATTCTCTTAGCATTTCTATTAATTCTGTTTTGTCGTATTTGTTTGCTTGTCTTATCATGGGCCTGAACTACCTGAATCTACTGTGTTTACAGATGGTGTTTGAGTTGCTTCAGTTGACTGACTTCCGGTTTTAGGTGGTGCGCCAAAATCAAAGTATTGCGCCATAATTACCGGAACCCGATTCATAGATGTGTCTGTAGGGTAGAAAATTTTCCAGCTAATCGGATTTGTTTTTATTCCAGATATACGGTTTTCTAAAATCAAACGAAATGACGCGCAACTAATAGAACAAGTTGCTACCCTAATCCTTGCCTGATCATCAAAATCTTCTGTTATGGACATATTGTTAACTATGCCCTGATAGCGTTTAAAAAATTGTTGGCTAGGCGTAGTAATAATTTGATTTTCTGAATCTAGGAATCCGCGCCACACTTCTACTTTGCTACCTTTAATTGGTTCCTCAAGCAACATATGTACATTGTTGCCATCAATACCAGTTAAAGAAATTGTTAGATCATCGCTGGTTGCCTTAATGTCGCGTTGAATATCGCCAAGCTGAAGCAGATCACCAAGACCTGTAAAAGTCATGCCATTAACTGTGATTGGTCCAGCCGCATTACAAAAGTAATAACTGACTGCCGGTAAAGTTAATTTGATAAATTCTGCATGGCGTATTGAAGTGCTAGATAACGCCGCCATTGTGGTAGGCATGGTCTTATCCCGTTATGTATTCTCTAAACACAAATGATCCATCCCATTTTACAAACGCACCGTTTGTCATCGGTGTAAGGGTGTAAGTAGGACAGGTTTCTGCAACTACATAAAACTGAACATTCTTGCCTAGTGTAACAGTTGCCCCAGATACAGGACTGCCAATAATCGGCCTATGAATATTGACGGTTGTTCCTGCTGAATCCGCAGTCACTTTGTAGACATACCCGCCGATCTCTATAAAGTCACCAGCTTTATATGTGCCGTTACTGCTCAATGTCAAAGTTTGTGCATTGGTAGATGGTGTTGCCGCAAGGGTTGCCGCCGTAGCGGTTCCGCGCATCTTAGTAAACCATTCTAAACTGCTTGTATTAAAAGTTATGTACTGCGGATTTTGACGGTCTGCATTATCAATAGATTGAATAATGTCACGCACATCCGGGTAATAAAGATACTGATGCGGTTCTACAGTAAATACCCACGGTACAGATGTAAGATACTGAGCAACTCTAACCTGACCGGATCGGCTGTATTGCTGACCAATCGTTCTGCGGTTTTGTACAGTAAAGGTTTGATGAATATTAAGTATGGTTTGAAAACTCATGTCCGGCCTCTGCTAATAGCCAAAGATTTATCTGCATATTTATTAGCCGCCCAAACTGCATTAGAACTTCCTAAAATTCGATCTTCAAACGATTTAACATCAATAGCGTCAATGTAGTTATTAGTGACATTTGTAACGCCACCTAACTGACCGCTAAGTTGTTGATTTGGGATTACCGTACCAGCAGTTCTAGGAATAAATAGTTCTGGACCTTGTTCACCAACGATAGCTGGACGATCAACATAACCGCCATCTGCCGCATATATTGTTGGAGTTTCTACAGGTGTACCAGTACCACCTGAACCACCTAAACTAAATATATTTCCTAGACCTTTGAAAAAACTCATAGCCTGTGCGCGTACTTGTATTGCAATTAAATCGGCAATAATGCTTGCGGCAAAATCTTTAAAACTTAATTTACCTGTTCTAACAAAATTAACTAATTGTTCAGACATTCCGCTAAATAGCGTATTGAATGCCCTTTCACCCATTTTGCTTGCGTCTTGGCTATCTTCTATGAACTGGTTGTACGCACGATTCCATCCAAATTCAAATGTCATCTGTTCTTGCTGACGCGCAACAATAGTTTCTTCAATAGCTTTTAGTTCTAATTCTTTTAATTCATTAACCGTATTAATTTGTTCACGCAATGCTTTAATTTTTGCTTCACTACCTTCTTTACCTTTTGCAGTTTCAATTTGTATTTCGCGGTTAATATCTTGAAGAATCTTAGACCTTTCTTCTTCAATCTTATTTAATGCCTGTCTTACTTCCCGCTGATTCTTGGTCATTGTCAGCATTTCAGTTTCTAATTGCTGACGCTGGATAGCTATGCCGGTCTGACGAACATACTCAATAGTTTGTTGACGAACCGTTTCAAGTGCTTGTCTTTCAGCTAATTCTTTTTTTGATGCTTCTGAGTAACCTTCTGCGCTTTTTTTAGGGGCTGGTCTTGTTGGTGCAGTTGCACCTTTCTTCGGACCCGGAATGGGAAGCATAGTTTCTGCACCGCTATAAAATCCCGGTGTATCTAATGCACCACCAGCAGACCAATCAAAAGACGATCCCGGCAATCCTTGTTGCCGTGATTCTTTTAACTTGTCTGCCATCCAATTAATAAATTTGGCAAACGGTTGTAATAAAACTAACAGACCTTCAAGTGCAGACCTTGCCGCTTTTCCTAAGTTATCCCAAGCAGTTGCCGCTTCTTTGACCGCTTCACTAACTTGTTCTGTAGCTGATTTTCCACTTGAATATTCTTGCCAATAGGTTTTCCAATCAATGCCTTTGGCCGCTTTACCTAATAATTCTTGTTGTATAGCCGCCCTAGTAGTTGCATCTTCAACTTTTGATAATGCTTCAGCTACACGATTAAATAATTCATCTGGTGCAAGTCGTTCAACATCGCCGCCTGCAATACCAAGTTTCTTAAATGCTTCTCGGGTTTCGTCTGCCCCTTCTCTTGCCTTGTCTGCATTTACGGCAAGTTTTTGTAACAGATCAGCAGTTTTATCAGCTTTACCGCCTGATGACGCTAGGGCATTTTGCATAGATAACAAAGACGCAATAGTTATATCAAATGCATCTGCGGTATCTGCTATTTCATCTGCCCATTGAAATGCTTTACCAATTGCCGCGCTGGCAACTGTGGCCGCAACTGCGGCCTTCTTCATCATTGCTTCAAATTCTTTAGCGGCCTTTTCTGCTTCCCGCATTGCCTTGCGGGTCTGGGCCTCAAACGCTTTTGTAGACTTTGTAGCGTCATCTAGTCCCGCTTTAAATTCAGCGGTATTGATTCCTAGAACTACGCCAAGACGCGCAAGAATACTCATTTGCCCACCTTAAACCGATTCATATCAAAACCTTTTGCGGTTGTTATGTACGCCAGTAACGAATGACTTGGATTAACTGTCGTGTCTTGTGGTGGGTAAATGTAATCGTAACTTTTAGCTATTATGTCCCGTAACTTATATGCGGAACTATTTGCCGCCCTCATGTAATTGTAAACACCGGCGGTCAAATTTCCTAGTGTTTCGATTATTGAGAAATTACCAATCAGGCCATCAGCATACATAACGCATATCTGCCTGAAAGTTTCTTCATCAACCGTGTCCGGGTTTGCCCCGTGCGCGATCATGTACACCCGGGCCTGATTGCGAATTGACCCAATTAGTTTTTTTTTGAATCTTCATAACCGGGGCTAATGATTTCCGTTATTTTCTTTACAATTGTTAATTGTATTGGCAACGGAAATTCTGTATTTATATCTTCGTAAGTTAGATCATCCATACTGGTTCCATCAATCGGGACCAGCAACTTAAATGTTTCTAATATTCGTTGTTGGGTAGTAGCCTGCGACATTGCCATTTCCCGCATAGACTTTTCTTTGACGATAATATCGTTATCAGTAAAGACAATATCTTTACTGTCATCTGTCAATTTGTCTTTAAGTTCAATCAGGGGTTTAGCAATTTCCTGATACTTAGCTTCGACTATTGCTGGATCAGGATTTGCAGTTTTTGAATACATTGCTTCCGCTTCTGTAGTTAGCGGAACCCGCACCCTGAACTTTTGACCACCAAGTTCAAATTCCCGAATGCGTACATTGTCGGGATTAATTCCCAACGCTTTTTTTAACTTACTCATGTCTTATGCCTTTCTTGATTTATATTTTTGTAACTTATACGCCAAATATGTTCCTAATATCTGAACTACTTTATTTGCTTGAGTTTCCAAAGCTGGACGCAAGAATGATTGCATTTTAACTCTAGCGTTTCCAAACTCTTGTGATATGCCA